TCGTATTATCAATATTGAAAAACGTAATCAAAATATTCGAGATGACATACTAGAAATCAACGGAATGAATCCAAGTTGGACTAGAATGAATAGCGGAACTGACCCTGGCGAAAAAAGACACAACGAATCAGGTAAAGACAATTGAGTTTGATTTGTTGTTTAACTTCTGCTATACTAAGTCAAGGAGAATAAATGAGTAATTTATTTAAAAAGGTTGCTTGCTTTACTGATATCCATTTTGGTCTCAAAAGCGGCAGTAGAATTCATAACAACGACTGTGAAGAATTTGTCAACTGGTTTTGTGAACAGGCTAAACGAGAAGGTTGTGAAACCTGCATTTTTTTAGGTGATTGGCATCACAATCGTGCTACCACTGATGTCAGCACTATGAACTATACTATTTCGAATTTAGAAAAATTAAGTGAATCTTTCGAAAAAGTATATTTCATTTTGGGCAATCATGATTTATTCTACAAAGACAAGCGGGAAATCAATTCTATTGAGTTTATGCGCTTGTTCCCTAACATTGTGCCAATTAAAGATCCTTTTACAGAAGGTGACGTCACTATCTTGCCTTGGCTAGTAGGCGACGAATGGCAAAAAGTTCCTAAAATTAAAAGTCGTTATGTGTTTGGACATTTCGAATTGCCTAGTTTTTATATGAATGCTATGGTGCAAATGCCGGATCACGGACAGTTGCAACGCAATCATTTTGTAAATCAAGAATATGTATTTTCAGGACATTTTCATAAGAGACAACAATCTAACAATATCATTTACATGGGGAATGCTTTTCCTCATAACTATGCTGACAGTGGTGACGATGATAGAGGTATGATGATATTAGAGTGGGGCGGTACTCCGGAGTATCGCACTTGGCCCGGGCAGCCTACTTACAGAACCTACAAGTTAAGCGAAATAATCGATTCACCAGACACACTATTGTCGAATAAGATGCATTGTCGTGTAACTATCGATTTACCTATTAGTTATGAAGAAGCAAACTTTATCAAAGAAACATTTATTCCTCAGTACAACTTGAGAGAATTAATGCTTATTCCTGAAAAAGTTGAAATTGATTCTAATGTACAACCAGTCGATATTAATTTTGAAAGTGTGGATACTATTGTCATGAATCAGATTGATGCTATCGAAAGCGAAAGCTTTGACAAATCTCTGTTATTAAACATTTACAAAGAACTATGACCATAAAAATTAAAAACTTAACTGTTCGTAACTTCATGAGTGTTGGAAATCAAACACAAGCTATTGATTTCGACAAAGGCAGTTTAACACTGGTGCTAGGTGAAAACTTAGATCTAGGTGGAGACGACGGTGGTGCTCGCAACGGAACTGGAAAAACTACTATTGTTAACGGATTAAGTTATGCTATCTATGGTCAGGCGTTGACAAATATCAAACGTGATAATTTAATCAACAAAATCAACAGCAAGGGCATGTTGGTCACTGTTACATTTGAAAAGAATGGAGTTGAATATCACATCGAACGAGGACGTAAGCCCAATGTTCTTAAATTTTCAATTAACGGAAAAGAACAAGATTTAAAAGATCTTGATGAAAGTCAAGGTGATAGTCGAGAGACACAAAAAGCCATTGAAGAAACTATCGGCATGAAACACGATATGTTTAAACATCTTGTGGCACTGAACACTTATACCGAACCGTTTCTTTCTATGAAAGCAGGTGATCAGCGTAATATCATCGAACAACTACTAGGTATTACAATACTAAGTGAAAAAGCCGAGTTATTAAGAGAACAGATCAAATATACTAAAGATTCGATCATTACTGAAAATACGCGAATCGAAACTATGAAAGCCAGTAATGATCGAATACAAGAAAGTATTGATGCATTAGAAAGAAAGCAACGATTGTGGAATACTACACAAGAGTCTGATATTAAGGATCTTAAAACCAGTATCGGATATCTAGATAAGATTGACATCGAAGCGGAAATTGCTGCTCACACATGCTGGGACGAATATAATAAAAAGAAACAGCGTAAAGAGGAATCAGATAAGTGGATTGCTAAGATCACTGCCGAAAATGAAAGATATGAAAAAACAATCGAACGAGTAAACAAAGAATTGGCTGATCTCAAAGATCATAAATGCTATGCTTGCGGTCAAATAGTGCATGATGAAAAGCAAGAAGAAATTCTTGCACAGAAACAAGATCTGTTGAAAGAAACTGTATCGCATATATCTGCAAATAAACAACAAGAGTCGGAACATCGAGAAATACTGAAGGAAATAGGAGAATTAGAAAAGTGTCCTACTACTCAGTACGACAAAATCGAAGAAGCATACAATCACAGAAGCACTGTTGAGAGTCTGCAGAAAGAATTAACGAACAAACAATCAGATGTTAATCCATACACTGAACAAATTGACGAACTTAAGAACACAGCATTGCAGGAAATTTCGTGGGATACAGTAAACGAACTTACTAGAGTTAAAGAGCATCAAGAATTTTTATACAAATTGTTAACTAACAAAGACAGTTTTGTTCGTAAAAGAATTATTGATCAAAATCTAGCATTTTTAAATCAAAGATTGACATATTATCTCGATCGTATCGGGTTGCCGCATGTTGTAGAATTTCAAAATGACTTGTCAGTTATCATTACACAACTAGGTCAAGATTTAGACTTTGATAATCTGAGTCGTGGTGAGCGTAACAGATTGATATTATCACTCAGTTGGGCATTTAGAGATGTTTGGGAAAATTTATACGACAATATCAACTTGTTGTTCATTGACGAACTTGTTGACAGTGGTATGGATTCAAGTGGCGTTGAATCCAGCATTGCTGTTCTAAAGAAAATGACTCGTGAAAGAAATAAAAATGTATTTCTTATCAGTCATCGAGATGATTTAGTTAGTCGTGTTAATCAAGTATTAAAGGTTATCAAAGAGAACGGCTTTACCAGTTATTCAAATGATGTTGAGGTTGTTGGATGACGACAGAAACACACGACCAGATGATTGCAGCATTTCAAGAATATTTTAAATGGCAGGATAGATTTCACTATAGGCAATCTGACGAGGCAGGTATCAAGGCAAGAAATGCACTCTCTGAAATAAGAGATCTAGCATCTACTAGGCGTAAAGAAATTCAGGCACTGAGAAAAGAAAGGCGAGAACTTAGAGAAGGCAAAAACGGCAGGCCCCTTAAAGAAACTTACAAATAGAATCAGTTTCAGTGGAGTTGGATAAACTATTCTGATAACTATCTGATGTCATGGTACTATGAAAATCAGTTAGTCGAAGAACTCCCAGAAGACTGTATAGGCTTCGTATATCTTATCACTAACTTAACCGACAACAGAAAGTACATAGGCAAAAAACTGGCAAAATTCTCAAAAACAACTTATAAAACTGTAAAACTCAAAAACGGCAATAAGAAAAAAAAGAAAATTCGAGGCAAAAAAGAATCAGATTGGCGAAGTTATTACGGATCTAATACTGAATTAAAGAAAGATGTTGAACTACTAGGCACTGAAAACTTTCGTAGAGAAATACTTTACTATTGCAAAAGCAAGGCAGAATGCAGTTATATAGAGGCAAGAGAACAATTCAATCGCAAGGTTTTAGAATCACGAGACTATTACAATGGACAGATTAGTGTTCGTGTGCATGGTTCTCATATTCTTAAATCTTGATTTAAACACATATCAAAATATACCCAAGGCTCAATAAATCTAGGCAAATAAGGCGGATTTTTAGGGCTCGCACTGGCTTAACTTCAGGTGCCTATGCCAACTCACATCATAGTGGGGGACGGAAAACTGTGCCGCAACAGTACTCAGCGACTATCCTTAACAGGACGTGGATCGGATATGCCTTCATACAACCGGTTTCGCTGTTTGAAAATGTTAAACAAGGCTAAAAGAAGGGAGAAAAACCCTACGTCAATGTGTATGTTAGCGTATACGTGTTGACCGCCGTCATAATGAAGTCTAGGCTCGAGGTACCGGATGACCGCCTCTGTAATGCCTTAACGCTAAGTGGTTGTGATACTCAGATAATGTCCAACTTTTATTTTCACCCGGAGACGGGCGAAATGTGGCTGCTTAATCTAGATAATATCTTAAACTACTTCGTAGTTACTATAGTTCAACAATTACTGTTAGATAAATGCGTTGAGCGACAAGCGATAACGCAAATGAGCGTTAGCTCATTTATTAATAAATAACAACTATAGAGTTTATGAAATTAAAATGAAACTAACTGAAATTCTTTCTGAAAATCACGATCTAGATGAAGCACCCATGGGTGCGTTAAAGCGTGCTGGTCTAGGTCTATCTAGCAAAGTCAGTAGTAAAGCCTCGGGAAAATTAGCATCTGGTAAAGAAGCAAACGAAATTAAAAAAGATTATGATTTCTGGTTAGGCAGTACAAATCAAAAGTCAACTGCTGATTCGTTAATGCAATTTTTGCAGAGAGAAAAGTATCCTGTAGACAAAGCCAAAGAGATTATTGCTAAAATGCCAGGAGATCCCCAGACTGCAATGCCAAAATCAACTGTTGATGATATCATAACCACTATAGCTCAATCTAGAGTTGCATCAGGTCAAACAAGTTCTACAACGAAATCTTCACAACAATCACAGAA